AAATATAACTGCCTTGCCTTCTACAAATGGCGGATATAAAGCCCAAAGTAGATGAGAAGGATCATGATGAAGATAAAAGTGAAGTTCTTGGTAATCTGGTGAAAGTTGTAGTCCTTATCTGGTCTGCATCCCTTCTCACATTCTCATACGTTAGACTTCCAAACGGTCAAAAGATTTTAGATTTCGATCCAACTTTTATAGCCTCTGTGTTTTCTGGATCGTTAGCTGCGTTCGGATTGAGTCCTGCTAAGGCGGGAGGTGGTAACGGTAAGTCTTCATCATCGAAGAGGAACGAAGAACCACCAGTAGTCTCAGCTATTGACAAACCAAAGTAGACTTGATACACTCGTGATGTCGTGTTGAGTAACGCTATGAAGTTCTTTGCTATTGCTGCATTGACAGCGATTGCTGGAAGCTCTGCGCTGAGTTCTGCTCCACGGGAAGTTGAGGTTCCCGTGGTTGAATTTAAAATTCCTTCTTGGAAATGTCCTGAGTGTTCTCCAGAAGAGCAGTATGTTTTAAAGGAGTTGCAAGAGCATACTCGAATTACAGATCGTAATGCCCTTGCAACTATCATGGGCAACATCAAACAAGAATCTAAGTTCATCCCTAACATTTGTGAAGGGGGTGCTCGTATCAACTATGAAGACTGCCATGTTGGTGGTTATGGTTTAATTCAGTGGACATCTCCTGCTAGGTATGATAACCTAGGGAAGTTCTGTAATACTTACGGATGTGACCCAAGCACATTAGAAGGTCAGACTCGTTACATGATTAACGAGAGCACATTCCAACGCTATCTTCCTATGTTTGAGGGTAGTGGACAAACTGTAACTCAGTACATGGTTCCTGCCTACTATTGGTTAGGATGGGGAATCAAAGGCAATAGAGAGATCTATTCCTATCAATACACTAAGAAAATGATTCTGTCATGATTAAGAAGGCAATCGAATCGATTAAAGAGATTTTTATTCCAGTAAGGTCAATTGCTGATGACATTGTTGTCAACATGGATGGTGGTGTAGGTGGATCCTGGGAAGTCAAATGTTCTCTTGATGATGAGGACATTCCCTGTGAACAGTTGCAAGAACCTGAGTATACATATACTGGAGTTCCTGCTCCCGCATATCTTGCAGATGATCCTTGGTTTGGACCTTCTCCACTATATACTGAGAAGCAAAAAGAATATATGACTCTGGAAGCAGAGTATATGGAACAGCAACAAGAGTCTGCTAGTTCAGAACCAGATAACATTCACGAGATTATGTATCAAATTGCTACACAATCTAGTAATCCAACCACTATTCAGTTAGATCCTCCTGGTGGTTCTGAGAACTTCCACGAAGGACCTGGTGGATGGCATTCTGGCACTGGTTACAATCAATTCCGTAAAGACTGAAAAAATGAGCAACGTACCTACAGGCGCACTTAACGATTGGGGTCACAATGACCTTGAGGGATTCGCTAACTATATCGGATCCCCCGTACAGCACATTAAAGACCTTGCCAAGAAGAATCAAAAACAAATTGATAAGGCACATGGCAAAGAGGTGGTTGACGAGGAAGAGACCGCCTGATATAATAATCACATGACTCGCTAGCTCAGTTGGATAGAGCAACTGCCTTCTAAGCAGTCGGTCGAAGGTTCGAGTCCTTCGCGAGTCGCTTGGGGGAATTAGCTCATTCGGTAGAGCGCCTGCTTTGCAAGCAGGAGGTGAGCGGTTCGATCCCGCTATTCTCCATTATGTTGTATCCATTACCTGACAAAGAATACATTTATCGTGTTGTTATGGGAAGATTTTTTACTAAAGAAGAAATCAATCCATCTCTCAACTTGTTGGCGAACAATTATGAATTGATTCGCGATGAGTTTGAATCCGTAAAGCATCAATTAGTTTGGACAAACTGGCACGGCAATAACAGTTATACTAGTATTGAGAAAAGTCCTTATGCTGGATGGCAGGTTGCTGCTCTCTATGGACAGTATGATCCAAGTATGGATCTTATTGAAATGGAAAGAGTATATGATCAGGGATGTTATGTTGATCCAGAGAAAGACATTCTTTACACACATAATGCTGTAAGAATGCCGAACTTGTTCAGGTTGGCATATGAATCTGGAATTTTTAGGAGAGTTGGGATTAGTGTCTTGCATCCTGGTAAGTCTATTCCTTGGCATGTAGATGATGATCCAGAACATCCAGATTATGCTGTTATAAGGGGACTCTGGGATATAGAAGTAAACCCACAGAACAATGAGGTCTGTACTTTGTCATTAGATACTGAAGACAAAGGAGTAGTATTAGAACCGTTCTCTCATAATAGATTCCATTTCTTTTGGGGTAGAACACCACATATGGTTCATAATACACTTAGCACTCCAAGATATTGCTTGTGTTTTGATATTGACGTTGAACGAGAAAAACTTCTCTAAATAGTAATAACTCTTCGGGAGAGGTTGATGAACCCAATCATTTTAATCGGTTGCTTCACACCTCTCATAATCATCTTCATTGTTATGAAGCTTGCTGTTTGGATAGACGCTGTTAATGCTGAACAGGATTATGTCGGACAAGAACCTTTACGGAAGCGAGGACCCTTTGTGGCAGACGCATATGCAGATGTTGATGAAGAGGAAGAGGAGTATGGAAATCGCACAGACTATCGATAAAGCAATTGAAGAGTATTACTCTGAAAAAGGTCAACCTGTTCCAAACTGGAAGCAAAAAAGAGATCCTCAATGGTGGGTTGATTATTTAAATGAGTTGGGTATTGACAAGGATAATCCATAGTGTTATACTTTGATCATAATCCTCTTTAGTTCAGCGGTAGAACGAACGACTGTTAATCGTTAAGTCCCTGGTTCGATCCCAGGAAGGGGAGCCTTGCTGGATTAGCTCAGCGGTAGAGCATCTCGTTTACACCGAGGCGGTCGGCGGTTCGATCCCGTCATCCAGCATATAAAATTATGAATAGTTATCAACAACAGTTTACTCCTGATGATGAGAGGTACATCAATGATTGTGCCGACATAATTGCATCTCAGAGTATTGATTTAACAGAAGAAAAAATTTTAGATCTTCTGCAAATAAACAAGAGGTGGCCAAAAGGTAGCATTGAAACTATAAATCATTCGTCATATACTTCTGCAGAATATTTTGATTGTAATAATTGTTTAATTTATTCTGAGTGGAAAAGGTTATATGATTTGGGTTTTACCAGTCACATGACTGATACTCTTGATCTTACAAAAGATCTTAGGGAACTGAATCAAAGACTGTATGATATAAAAGGATCTAGTACAGTTGGTAATTTGTATATTACTAAAGGCACTAATAGTCGTAGGGTTAGTTTCCCTCTCCATAATCATGAATACCTTGTAATTGTCAAACCAATTTATGGTTCTTGTGTTTGGCAAGTTGGCAATGAAACTGAAGAGTATGGTCCTGGTGATTTGATCATCATTCCTCCAGGTATGGCACATTGTGTTCATGAATCTACAGAACCAAGACTATCTTTGACTCTGAACTTAACTGCATAATCTTATGAATTATATTGAAGAGTGTACTAAGATCATCAGTAACCATGATGTTTCTTTTACAGAATATGACATCTTGAACTTTATCAAGATGAGACGTAGATGGCCTCATGGAACTTTGAGTGTTATCAATTACACTCATGGAAAGAATAATTATGTTTATGAATGTGATGGATATCTAAATTATCCTAAAGTAAAAGATTTATATGATCTAGGATTCACGGTTCAAGCACCTCATATTTTAGATCTTACTGAAGAACTTAGGGAATTGGATGACAAACTGTATACGATTCGAGGAACTCAAACGGTAGGTAATTTTTATTTTTCAAAAGGAACTAATAATCTTCCTAGTTTCCCTCCACATACTCATGACTATAATGTTGTGGTTAAACCAATATATGGTCAAGCAGAGTGGTTAGTTGGAGAAGATACTTTTGTTGCTGGACCAGGTGATATTATATTCATTCCTATGGAGTGCCCTCATGCAGTTGTTAAGGGGGAAGAACCTAGATTATCAATAACGTTCAATTTAGATGAGTAAAACAATGTTAGTAAGATGTAAAGAATGCAACACAGAATTGCGTAGTACTAATAAAGTTCAATGCTGTGGATGTCCAAACATGATGAAAATTGTGGATAACACTGTAGGTGCTATGGATTTATCTCAAGTTGTTATCGTGGAAGGAATTAAAGACAATAAAAAACCAGACACACTATCAAGGGAAGATAGGGTCTGGCAAGAGAATAGACGTAAACGTAAAATTCGTAAGTTAGATTTTGATATTAGATAGGGTGCATATCTAGGTCTTCACCGATAATTGCATATTGCATACCATCAGATTTTACTTCTCCAAACTTGAATACTTTTTTGGAGAGTATGCTTCTCTGGAATGTTCCCTCTTGTTCTGATTCTGGGTTGAATCCTTTGTCAAATTTAATTCCTAGTGGGTGAGATACAATGATGTCACCAGGTTGTGCGTGAATACCTTCCAACCATTCACCCTTTAGAATTAACTTCCTGAACTTTTTGAATCCAGATACAAGAATTCGTGCTCGTTCTGTTGCACTAAACTCTTGAGGATCAATAAGATATTCTGCTTCCCATCCCATCTCGCCAAGTCTTCCAGGTTCACCATATCTGATGTTTGTAATCAGGTCGTGCATCTTCCTATCAACGTCTTCTCTTGAAAATCCAGACATAAAAAGGGACTTCAATTCTACAGCAAGGTAACTTTTTTTACTGTAGTATGGAATGATGAATGGGCAAAGGTTTATTTGCTTACCTTCCGCTATATATGGGATTTTGATTTGCAGTTTGTCACCAGGTTCAAACAATTCCTCATCGGTAAAGTAACCCATTTCCAATAAATACTTATCAATAACTTGCATTAGATTTACACAGTTGTGGTAATTATACCACGCCTATAAAATTAAATCTTTATTATATTATTGTATCAACATGATACGTTGACAGATTACTTTTAACTATATAGAATTTATAAGTACACGTAGCACTGTGCCTTTATGGATCCATCTACTACATACACGTCTTCGCTTATTGGAGTTTATTTTCTCCTTTTAATTATTTTGCTTATGATAGCATATGGTGGAGTAGAGGGTACGTTGAGAGTCTTTGCATATCTAGATTTGCAATTTAGATTTGCCATAGTCAAAATTCGGATGTTCTTCCTTGAGAAGAAGATGAGAAGGAGACTTTTAAAAGACACGGAAGACTACACTAAACTCATTAAGGAGATTAACGATGACCAACGATAGGGAATTCTCCGACCTCAAACTTGAGAGGAAGGAATGTCCTAAGTGTGGTGCAGTCTGGATAAACGGAGAGCACCGATGGTCTGGAACAGGCAACAGGGGAAGTGAGTTGGACCTGGCAG